TGGCTCTGGTGTTCCTGTGACAATTCGTAGAATCAATGGTAAACGTACAGAAAATTGCCCATTTGAAAATAAACGAATGATTTTTGAAAAAGAGTTTGAAGCTAAAATGCAAGCTTTAGCTAAGAGATTAACTGCAACGGTCGAAGATGTAAACAAACGTTTATCTGATAAAAAGCCGTTAACAATTAAGGAACGTGAAGGAATCCAAAATAGAATTAGCAACTTTTGTACTGAAATATATTCAAATATTCCATTCGTTAATTCACAATTCAATGAACAGATGGACAAAACAGTAAATGAAGCTAAAGGCGAAATCGATGCTTTTGTGCTCAATAAAGTTACATCGCTTGGCTTGGAAAAACTAGAAGAATTAAAACAGTTAGGCGGTGGTAAAATTGACTAAAAATGAAATTATGAATATGCCAGCAGGGCGTGAACTTGACAGGGTGATTGCAGAAACGGGGTTTGGATATGAAGTGCAAGATTGTAGTAATGATATATTAAACTACAGCACAGATATGAATGACGCAATGGAACTAGCTAGATATTTCATAAGACAAGGTAAGTTCGTGTTAAATTACCTCAAAAACGAATCTAAGGGTATTGGGTGGCACTGCAATATAAACGATCATCATGTGCATGGATGCAAAACACCGACATTGGCGATTTGCCGAGCTGCTTTATTGGCTACGATTGGGAGTGTTGATTGATGGAGTGGATAAAGTGTAGTGATAGGTTACCACAACATGAAGAAATAGTTGATATTTATGTTAAGCCGAGATTGGGCTATAGTTACAGAGCGATTGATTGTATGTATTGTGATTATGAAGAGGATAAAGGGAATAGCAAGCATTTTTATGATGAAGAACATGATAATATTTACACACTTAAAAAGGCGACACACTGGATGCCAACCCCAAAACCACCAACAGAATAATTAAAACTAAGTCACCTTAATGGTGGCTTTTTTTATTTAAGAGAAGGTGTTAACATGCGAATTGGCACTAAGAAGTTTGCACTTAATATAGATTTACGCAATAAGCCAACAAAATGGCATAATGGCAAATATACAGTAATGATATGGTTAGATAGAGAAAATTGTATGCAGTGGTGGATGTTTATACCGAGCGGTAAGCCTCATATGGGGTGGGTGAGGTTTATTAGGCGAGAGTTGGTTAATTTTAGATTGTTGTTTAGATGAAAAAAAGAGCTACTTTGCGGTAGCCCTTAAGTGTTGGATGTATTCTTTGATTTTTATGTTTTCTTCGGGAGTAACATAATAATTGTGTTTACTTCTGCCTGTAGGTTTATACCCTGAACCTTCGCGATAGCCACCGGCTGTTGATTTAATTTTTCCACCATAACATTTTAAAATATAATCTGTGTATTCAGGTGTTTCGGAAAATTCCTCTGCTCTGGAAATATATGCGCTATAGTTATTTAGTCCGTCGAGCTCATCGGCTGTTATCACTTCATCTTTAAGCATTTGTTTAAACAGTTCTGCTTGCTTACAAACATTTTTAATTGTAGATTTTAAAAAACAAGATTCTACACTCATTGATTCGCCGAAAGAAACGTTTTTCCTAAATAAAATTTCATTCACAATTAAGCTAGTATTGTTAAATTTGTTGTCATAATAAATTTCAACATCTAATCCCTGACTCTTTAAATCTTCAATTAGTTTTTCGGTATTCATTCAAATCAACTCCTTTATTTATTATATATTTCGTATTTATCCCAAATTTCATCAGCAACATCTTCGCCATTTTCTAATTCGAATTTATCTGTTAGTTTATAAAAATTTCTTGTGTTTATAAAATAATCTTCTTTAATTTTAGGATCATCTTTTAATAATTGTTTAGCAAACATTTCAATATAAGCACTATCTTTTTTGTATGGAACCACTAAGCCGAATTTACCATCAATTATTTTGGCACAAATTTCGTTAATTTTACTTTCTACACTTTTATCAAAATCACCAAAAAATAATTCTTTAAGTTCCGCTGCGTCCGTCCAAATTTCCGACATTTTAATCAACCTGCCTTTTGATTTTTATTTGTTCCCTTAACTTGATTTAAGTATATCACAATCAAAATTGAATTACAACCCCTAAAATCAAAATAATTATATTAATTTTAATAAATATTTGGAGGTTAGTTAAATGCCTGTATGGATAAAATTAGAACTGAATAGCGTTATAACAAACAATAATAATATTAAAACTTTGGAACATGGACTTAGAAAAATATTAAACGACTGTGAAGTTAACGAGTATATTGATTATGGATATAAGAAAGTTTGGAATGTTGATAAAAAGCCACAGCAGGATAATGAATATGGTCTTAAATTTAATGTTATTTTAGTTGAATAAGTAGGATGAGATAATTATATGTAGTTAGCGCATGTTGGAATTAATATTGCGCTTTATTTTATGTGAGGTGATATTATGTTTAAAAAATTAATTTATTGGCTAATAGGAGACAAACAGATAGTTGAGTTGCAGCAAGAAATAAAACAATATGAAAAATCAATAGAAATATTAATGAATGAAAAAGACGAATTAATTAGAAAAAATTCTGTGTTAACATTTAAAGACCGAAACTATGAAAAAATGACCATTTTTGAAAATGTTGCAAATAGAAAAACTATAGATGATCTTAGAACTGAAAATGAGGATCAAAAACAAAGAATAGCAGAATTACAAGATATGTTGATTAGAGCACAAGAGAGTAAATTAGGAAAGTAGAGGATACTTTATAATGTTTGGAATAGAAATAATGCCAATAAGTGATTTTACATTTACTGCATGGATGATTGATAAAATAAATTTAACTTTTGGACAATTTGCTATTAAATATTTACTGTTTAATTTAACAGTCATACTGCCAATAGGATTAGCTATTATTGGAAATTACATATATTTTGCAATGCGTAGGCAAAAACGAATTAGAAAAAAATGTGATTGAATTTAAATCGTTGAGACAATGGTTAAATAAATATTAATTAAAAGGATGAATAAAAATGGTTAAATAAATATTAATTAAAAGGATGAATAAAAATGGTTAAAATAATATATCGTGATGGAGAACCATGTGAGCATACTGGATGTTTAAATCATGTAAGCCATCCGTGTGAGTCATGTAAAAGAATAGCAGGAAGAGGAATTGTATATCAAAGTATTGATGAATCAAATGGCGAAGATATGACTAGTGAAGTAACATTAGTGAAATTACCCGATGGAACAATAAAAATCATAAGTATTAAATATGAATAAATACATACAATGATCAAGACTAAGAATTAATATTCTTGGTCTTTTTTTATGCCTAAAATTAAAATTTGGAGCGTGATAACATGGATTGTGGAAATGAAATAAAAAAGAGGTTAGAAAAATTATCAGATAATAACTTAAGAGATTTAGCAAAAGAGTTTTCTCATCGAAATCATGACAATAAATTATTAGTTGAATGTATTAATGATATAGAAAAAATAGATTGTAAACATGGCACAATGGATGATTTAGAAGGATTTATTATATATGAAATGGGCAATCGTTTTTTACATCAAAAATAAGATGTTATAAGTTTTAATTTAAGCAGTTAAATAAAATAATTCGGAGCGTGATTTGATGATAATTGATATTGAAAAGCAAAATAAAACAGCAATAAAATGGATACTTAATTATTATGATCTAAAAAAAGCTTATATAGAACGTTCAGCAAACTTTAGTACATTAGGGGCAACACAATATGATGGTATGCCGCACGGAACTAGTGTAGGAAATCCTTGTGCGAATAAGATAATGACATTGCTTGATCTTGAATATCAAAAAAAATGGATTATGGTTATTGAAAAGATGGAGCAAACACTTTCGGAAAAAAGTAGAAAATATCTTGAAATTAGAAGAGATGCTGCAAGCCAGATAAGCAATAATAAAGGAATAGGAAGACCGGGATGGGTTGATTATACTCAAGTAAAATATATAGAGTGGTTTAAATATAGATATGGCAAAGAAATTGACGCACCAACAAAACAATGCATGACTGGATGGATGAATAAAATTTTAGATGTAACAATTAGAATTGCATTTAACGATAAAGTTTTAGAAATATAATTTAGTCAATGACCAAAGTCAACGGAAACGGTAGTATAATTACATTATCGAAAGTATGCGAAACAGGACTTATAATTTTATAAGCATAATATTAAGCACTTATATCTTAACTGATATGAGTGCTTTTTAATTTGCAAAAGAGGTCAATATGCTACAAAAACAAAACCTAATAAGATTAAAAGGTCAAGCATTACAAAAATTACACATAGAAGTATATAACTTAGATAACGGTAAATGTTGTTTGCAAAGCGAACACGAAGACGAACAGTATATTGAATATGGAACATTAGCACATCATGTTAACCATGGCAAAGATAAAGAAGATGTAAAAGAAAACATGTTGATGTTGTGTAATAAATGTCATAGTAGAGCACATTTTAAAGATGTAAGAGAAATAAAAAGATTATGCAAAGAATACCTTAGACAAAGGGATGGGGTAAATAAATGGAACAGTTAAAATGCGAAAGAAAAGGAATGATATAAATGAATGATGAAGATTTAATTATTCCAGAAATCGCAGGACTACAACAACATCAATTATTATTAAAAAAAGTAGAAAATAGAATTAAAGAAGTAGGACCTAAACTAACACAATATAAAGTAGATCGTGCAAATGCTAAATCGGTATACGATGACTTACTGTCTAGTGCAAGAATAGAAGCAATAGTAAAGCACAACCTTAAAGCAAGCAATCAGACAATCATAAATGCATATGCAAGCACGGACAGTGATGTAAAGATAGCAAAGCAAGATTGGTTGTTAAAAAAAGCATTAGAGACAAAAGCAAAAGATAGATTAGATCAGTTACAAAGTCAAAGAGATACATTAAAAGCATTAGTAAAAAGCGAACACAATAGTTATTTTTAAAAGGAACATTACATGGATATAGATAATATAATTGGATTTATAATAGTACTAGTATTTACAACGATAACAATTAGTTTTAATAAGGGGGAATATTATGTACGCAATAATAAATGCTAGAAATAAAAAGTGGTTATATGGAACTGATTATAATTATAACCCACGTAGACAAAGGGTATCGGAAAATAAAGCACAACTTTTTAGTGATGAAATAGAAGCGGAATTCGAATTTAAAAAAAGAAAATGCGGTAAATGTTACAAAGTAGTTAAAGTAGAGCTAACAATTATTAAATAATAACACATAGGAGTAAAGTAGGTGGGGTGATGTGGCAAGAGATGAATTTTGCGATAAATGTGAACTGATCGAAGAATGCAATCGATTAAAAATAGAATGTAATGCTCTGAATGCTTTATGCAAAATAGGCATAACAGAAGATAGACAGCGTAAAAGAGAATTAATTATTGAATATGCTAAACAACTAGATATTATAGAATATGAAACTTCTAAAGAACTACAAGAATTAGGAAAAAAAGTTATTTCACATGTTCAGGAATTAAACTTTATAGATGAATTTGAAATAAGAGTTGGATATGTCATTAGTTATGAAGCTAAAAAGAAAGATGGTAGAACGGTAGCAGCAGATTGTAGGAAAGTAACAAGTTCTTACCTAGCATATTTACCATTTGATTTTATAATAACTTTTTATGAGCCTAATATGTCTTACATGACTGATAACCAAAAGAAAATTTTGATGATGCATGAATTAAAACATATAGAAATTGGCTATAGGGGATTAAAGATAAAACCACATGATATAGAAGATTTTGAAATAATATTAAAAGAATATGGTATAAATTGGAATGATTTTAATAAAGATGTTCCAGACATATTTAAGTTAAAAAGTGAGTAGGTGGTGTTATGGAAAAGAAAAAGAAAACCACTAAAAGGAAAATAAAAAATAATACACAAACCGTCAGAGAATGGATACCTAGCGCACAATTGATAGCAATGGCAGAGATGCTTGCTGATCCTGCCGATAGAAGAACTAAAGGCGAAAAGATTAAAGATGCAGGACTGACGGAGAGAAATTTTTATCGTTGGATGAAAGATGAACGTTATATAAATTACATAAACAACATTGTTGATAAATATACTAATTCAGATTTGCCTGATGTATGGAAAGCCTTAATGCGCAAATGCAAGATGGGTGATACTACAGCCATTAAGTTGCTGTTTGATATAAAAGGCATGTTCCCTGAGTTTAAAAATAAGAAATGGTATCAAGAACAATGCTTAGAAATTGAACGTAAAAAACTTGCTATTATAGAAGCTAAAAACGGCAATGGTGTTAATGTAATAGAAGAATCAAACAACAAAATGCTTACATTGGCTGATATGATAAATAATCCTTCTAAAGATAGATCAATGCAAGATTTTGAAAGCGAGGGTAATTGATATGGAATCTTTTTTTTACAACGCTATACATATGACAAGAATGGAATGGCTTATTGAATACTGGTACATACATTTAGTATTAGCAATTATTGCCGTTGGTTGTTGGGAATTTATCGAGAAAAAGTTAAGAGGATGATATAGATGAAAATAGTTAAGTTTACTAATGCAGAAAATAACAAACCACTATATTTAAACATAGATCATATAGTTTCTTTTGCTGAATCGGTAGAAGATAATCGAAAAACATATATTAAGGTAATTGGTGATTATTACCTTGTTAATGAAAATATAGACGATGTATTATTTTTGGTTTCAGAATAAATATACAATGTTAACGAATAATATACATAAAAATGCTAAAATAAATGTGTTTTAATGAAAATATGTGAATAAATATTAAAAAGTAGGCGATTATATGAACAAAGCTATTAAATTATTACTTAATGATATTGAGAACTATAAAATAGAAATTGAAAGTTGTAACCGCCAAATTAAATTATTGCAAGAAAACTGTGTGCATAAGAACATGAAAGTTAGTCGTTATATTGACTATAAAACGATGTATGAAATAACGTGCCCTGAATGTGGTTATACATGTGTTTTAAGTTATTTGCAATATCAGATGATGTTTATTGAAAACTATGTGTCTGAAAGACAATGCATAAATAACGTATAACACCTCTAAATATACAATTTGTATTTAAAATATAGTACAAAAATAGCAATAAACCTGCAAACGCTTATAAACTCTATAAAAATTACTTCCTATAATGATACTTTATCGGAAGTAATAATATTTCTTAATTGGTTGGAGGGATTTAGTGCAAGAGAAAAGAAAAAGAATAAAAAAATCATATCTAAATGAATTAAGACTTATAAATAAAAAGCATTGCCCTATTTGCAATAAAATTAAAAACTTAAATGAATTTAGAAATAGCTTTTGCATAGAATGCAGTAGGGAATATAACCGTAAAGAATACGCTGCTAACAAAGAAAAATATCACGATAGATACATAGCGCGATATAGTAAGAAAGAGTATTTTGTTTATAAATTTCTTAATAAATACAATCAAACCATATACATAGGAAAAACTAAGAGATTAAAAGCTAGAATGATATCACACTTTAGAACAGATGGACATTTGCCGAGCGAGTGCTACGACAATGTAACATCTGTTTTTTATTGTCCATTACCAACTAAAATAGACATGGAAATATATGAGATATATTTGATAGATAAGATTAGACCACGATTTAATACGATTTATATCTATGAAAAAAATGAAGTATCAAACATTGTCTTGCCTGATTTGCAATGGCAAAAATACAAGGGATTTTCAAAGCTTTATAGTGTTGATGATTCTGGAGGTGATCTCGCCCTTGGCTAACTATTCTAACTTTTGTGAGAAGCAAGCTAATTACATAAAACAATGCTTAATTCCTAATAACTGGTTAAATGTTGCTGAGGGTGGTTAGGTAAACGTGCTTCGAAAAACGTCATAAACATCATTGCATGGTGTGCCATAATAGAAAACCATCCAGACAAACTCCATTTAGCCGCTGGTGTATCGGTAGCAACTGCTAAACTTAATATTATTGATAGCAATGGGTTCGGAGTGCTTAACTACTTTAAGGGTCGTTGTAGGCAAGGAAAGTATCAAGATAAAGATGCGTTGATTGTTCAAACAGTCAACGGCGAAAAAGTTATACTTATCAGTGGTGGTGGTAAAAACGGTGATGAAAGATTTATTAAAGGGTTAACACTTGGAAGTGCTTATATATCCGAAGCTAATGAGTGTGCTCAATCGTTTATTAAGGAAGTTTTTGACCGTACCATATCAAGTTCACTACGCAAGATATTATTCGATTTAAATCCTAAAGCCGAATTACATTATTTTTATGTTGAAATATTAAATATACATGAAACTAACAATAAAAAATATCCTAGTTATGGTTACAATTACGCACATTTTACCATACATGATAATCTTAGTTTATCATCTGATAAAATACGCGAAATACTTCGCACGTACAATAAAAAATCAATATGGTATCAACGTGATATACTTGGCCTTCGCAAAAATGCAGAAGGTCTTATTTATGATATGTGGGACGAAGAAGAAAACTCCTATGATGATGAAACAAGGCCGTTAAACTTAGAACGAATTTCAAGACATTACGTATCTATTGATTATGGGACACAAAATCCTATGGCGTTTATGAAAATATATGATGATGGTAAAACATTATGGTTTGATGAAGAATATTATTATTCGGGCCGTACAGAAAGCGCACAGAAAACCGATGCACAGTATGCAGATGATTTAGAGAATTTTATCGGTAAAGATAATATTGGGCGTATTAAATCGCTTTCAGGATGCATTATTGATCCATCGGCAGCTAGTTTTAAAGCTGAATGCAATCAAAGACATATAAGAACCAAAGATGCTGATAATGCGGTTTTAGATGGTATACATATGGTTGCAAGTATGATACAGAAACGTTTAATACGAGTGCATAAACGATGTACTAATTTTAGGTTGGAAGTATCAAGCTATATTTGGGATGAGAAAAAAGGCAAGAATGGCGAAGATGTTCCTTTAAAAGAAAATGATCACTGTATGGATTTAACACGATATCTAGTAAAAACGGTAATATCACCTAGAAGAATAGCTAATAGTTAAGGAGGTCGATGCTGCACATGAAGAAAAGAAACAGAAATATAAAGGCAGCTGATAACAAAGTGCAGCAACCTGAACGAAAGCAAAAGGCTTATGATGCGTTTGCGAATGCTGCCGCTAGAACTGGTTTTGGGACAAACTCACTTATGGAATCAACTGAATATCCATTAGTACGGTTAACTCGTAATTACCAGTTAATGCAAAGCCTTTATCGTAGTCATTGGATTGTACGCAGAATCATAGATACAATTCCAGAAGATTGCTGTAAGAATTGGTATACGGTTAAAACACAGATTGCACCTGATTTATTAGATAGATTTAGAAAAACAGAAAAGAAAACAAGTACTAAAGCTAAAATATTAGAAGCAATGAAATGGGGGCGGTTGTACGGTGGTGCAGCCGCTATTGTTTTAATTGAGGGACATGAGGATATACTAGATCAACCTTTGGATTATGAAACAATTTTACCCGGTAGTTATTGTGGTTTATTGGTTCGTGACCGTTGGTCTGGAATTTCACCGGGGACTAATTTAGTAGAAGATCCAAGAGATGTTGAATATGGTTTACCTGAAGATTATCGTGTGACTACAAATGACGGCAAGGTATTCACAGTACATCATTCACGTGTATTACGATTTATTGGTCGCGATGTGCCATTTTGGGAGAAACAAGCGGAAGTAATGTGGGGAGTATCGGAAATTGAACATATTTACGATGAACTTCGCAAACGTGATAACACATCATGGAACATTGCTAACTTGATTTTTAGAGCATATCTAATTACACTTAAAATGAAAGACTTAGATCAAATATTAGCTATTGGTGATGAACAGGCACAAAAAGACTTATATAACATTGTACAAGCACAAAATTGGCTCATGAGCAACCAAGGCATGTTGGCGTTAGGTGCTGACGACGCACTAGATTCTAAAGCGTATTCATTCGCTGGACTTAGTGACGTATACGAACAATTCATGATGGATATATCAGGAGCGGCAGAAATACCAGCTACTAAACTGTTTGGTCGTTCACCTGCCGGAATGAATGCAACTGGCGAATCTGATTTACAGATTTATTATGATAGTATTAGTCAGAAACAAGAATCAACCCTTTCGCCCGTAATTGATAAGCTATTACCGATTATGGCATTAAGCGAATGGGGATACATCCCTGATGATTTAGATTATGACTTTAATCCAATTGCAAGCATATCACAGAAAGATAAAACTGATTTAGGTTCTAGGTCTGCTGAAACTATTGGCGGTGCATTTGATCGTGGATTAATTAGTCAAAAGATAGCATTAAAAGAACTTCGCCAACAATCAGAAATTACAGGAATGTTTACCAATATTACAGATGAAGATATTGAAAATGCTGACGATGAAGTTCAGATGCCCGGAGAGGTAGGAATGTTTAATGACATGGAAACCACAACGCCGGATAGAGACGGATTACCAGAAGCTACTAACGAACCTATTCAACCAATTTAGTACTCAGATAATAACCTCTCGTAAATGTGATGCAATTATGAATATGGCAAATAAAATGATTAAATCAAAATGGTTTAAAGATTATGCTACAACAGCAGCTTATCGAATGATAACGATGACTCGCATAGATACGGCTAAGTCATGGCGTTCAGC